CCAAGCTTCTAAAGCTGTCGCATCAACTGAACCTAAGAAAGAAGTTCTTTCTGAGGGAATGGAAATGAAAGACAGATTTAAAAAATTGGCAAACTTAATTTAAACAATATTAAAATCGGAGAGATATAATGTCAGATATAAATAACATTAGTCAGTTACTTGATGGTAACAATCCACATAAACAATTGCTTGAACAAACAAGACAATTGGTTAACAAATGGGAGCCAACTGGTTTATTAGAAGGTATTGATGCAGAAACACAAAGAAGTGGAATGGCAGTGTTGCTTGAAAACCAAGCAAACCAACTTGTCACAGAATCTTCTTCAGTAGGAACTGCGGCTAATAACGAACAATGGTCAGGTGTAGCTTTACCATTGGTAAGAAGAATCTTTGGTGAACTAGCAGCACAAGACTTTGTGTCAGTTCAACCAATGAATTTACCATCAGGTCTAATTTTCTATCTCGATTTCAGATATGGAACAAACCAATCAAACTTTGATGTAAATCAAAATGTCCACGGTGTAACATCAGCTTCTGGTGATGCAACTGAAGGACTTTATGGTGCAGGAAAGTTTGGTTATTCAGTTAATGATGCATCAGTAACTATTAATACTGGTTCTTACTCAACAGCTTCAGTTTCTTTTGCTGATGTTGACTTTGAACCATCACTAAGTTCATCTCTAACTAACTTGAGAAAAGTTACAGTCGCTCAATCAGTATTTACAAATCCTGATTTAGACGGAATTAGAGCTTATGAAATTAGTGGTAGTGCTGGTTCAGGAATTGACGCTGCATATCCAGCTTACACTAAGAAAAGTGGAGCTAACCTTGTATTTGTTGTCGACCCAACAACACCAACTGGTGCTGATGCGTTCGGTAACAAATCAGTAGAACTTGTGTTCAAATACCACAAGGCACCAACAGATACAACTAGAGGTGACTTTGAGGCAACAGCAAGTGGAACAGGTGCAGAGTCAGACGCTGGAATTCCAGAAATCGATATAGCATTAAGAAGTATCGCTATCGTAGCGAAAACTCGTAAGTTAAAAGCAGTTTGGACTCCTGAACTTGCTCAAGACTTGAACGCTTACCATTCAGTTGACGCTGAAGCAGAACTAACATCACTATTAAGTGAATACATTTCAATGGAAATTGATTTAGAAATTCTTGATATGTTGATTGCAGGTGCTTCCGCTAAGACAGAAAGATGGTCAGCATTCGTAGGTCGTGAGTATGAGAGTTCTTCAACTTCATTTAAGAACACTGCTACTAACGCAAGTGCTTACACAAAAGGTGAATGGTTCCAGACACTTGGAAACAAGATACAATCAGTATCTAATGCAATTCATCAGAAAACTCTAAGAGGAGGAGCTAACTTTATAGTAATCTCACCTGAAACTGCAACAATCCTAGAATCTATTCCTGGATATGCAACAACTTCAGATGGTGCTGTAGATAGTTCTTACGCAATGGGTGTTCAAAAAGTTGGTCTATTAAACAATAGATTCAATGTATACAAGAACCCTTACATGCAAGAAAATCAAATCCTTTGTGGATTTAGAGGTTCAAACTTCTTAGAAACTGGTGCTGTGTATTCACCATATGTGCCGTTAATTATGACACCACTTGTTTACGACCCAACTAACTTCACACCTAGAAAAGGCGTGATGACCAGATACGCTAAGAAAATGGTCAGAAGCGAATTCTATGGTAAAGTTATCGTTGCAGATGTAGACAAAGTGTAATAAATAACATTACAGAAGTCGAGTAGTTAATTTTTAATTAACAACTAAGAAAAACCCCCAGTTCGCTGGGGGTTTTTTGTTTGTTATAATAGTGGTTTTTATAAGTTTCTTATATTTATTTATAGAATATTTAACGGAGAAAAATATATGGCTCAAGAACCAATATGGCCTGGTTCAGGTTCAGCAGTTAGTGGTAATACACCATTTGGATTTTATGATACAGACTCAGAGTTTCAAGGTGAAGCTCCAAAGTTTGCAACTTGGTGTGCACAAAGATTAGGTTTCCCACTAATGAATGTAGAATTACAAGACAAACAATTTTACGCTTGTCTAGAAGAAAGTGTATCTGAATATAGTGCTCAAATAAATCAATTTAATATTAAAGACAATTTATTATCACTACAAGGTCAATCAACATCATCAAATTTAACCCACAAGAGAGTAACCCCGAACTTAGGTAGAAGTGTATACTTATCACAAGCTTACGGAACAGAAGCCGGAGTTGGTGGTTTAGTCGATGTCAAATCAGGTTCAGTAGATGTCGTTAGTGGTTCTCAAACTTATGATTTAAATGCTCTATGGGCTGATGTAAGTGAGAGTGGTAACGCAATAGAATTGAAAAAAGTGTTTTATGAAGAAACACCAGCAGTTCAAAGATATTTTGACCCGTATGCTGGAACTGGTGCTGGTTCAATGAATTTATTAGACCAATTTGGTTTTGGTAATTATTCACCAGCAGTTACATTTTTAATGATGCCAGTTTACGCAGATATGTTGAGATTACAAGCCATTGAATTAAATGACCAAATTAGAAAATCAGCATATTCATTTCAATTAAGAAATAATAAATTAAGAATATTCCCTAGACCAGATTCTTCTTACAAACTACACTTTGAATATGTGGTTCGTTCAGAGAGAGATGATGCTTTAGTAACAGAATATTCAGGAAGTTCAGATGTAATTTCCGACTTTTCCAATGTTCCTTATGATAATATGAAGTTTACAAATATTAACGATGTGGGGAAACAATGGATTAGAAAATATGGATTAGCACTAACAAAAGAATTATTAGGTATAGTAAGGAGCAAATATGGAGCTATCCCTATACCTGGTGCTGAAACAAGCTTGGACGGAGACACTTTGAGGTCAGAAGCGTCAGCCGAAAAAGAAGCTCTTGTTACACAACTTAGAGAAATACTTGAACAATCTTCTCGTAAAGCACTTATGGAAGCAGACAAGGATGAATCCGAGTTCCTACAAGAAAAACTTAAAAAAGTCCCATATCCAATCTACATAGGTTAGGAGTGAAAGATGGCAAACCCACGATTTTTCGGAAAAAACGATTTAGACACATTCGATAGAGTTAATAAAGAACTTATCGGTGATTTAAATAATGCGAATAGTGGAATCATTGACCAGACTGTAATTGTTTATAAAATATCAGCAAACAATACGGAAACTAATATGTATGGTGAAACATCAAACGGAAAAGTATTTAGACCAGGTGTCGAATTAGCTTGTTTGGTTGAAGCCGAAGATATGGCATTTAATACAGATGAATTTGGTCCTGATTTAAGACAGAACGCAACATTTTCATTTGTAAGACAATCTCTAAGAGATGTAAGTTTAGTATTGGAAATAGGAGATGTAGTTGAATGGTTTACCGCTTATTGGGAAATCAATAATATAAATGAAAACCAATTGGTTGGTGGACAATATAAACAACTCGACGGACAACATATTCATTCAGTCATTTGTGGTGCTAACTTGTTAAGACGAAGTAATCTTAACATCGAAGAAGTGAGAAGTATTTAATGGAACGAAGTAAAACTTTACCAAGAACAGAAGAAATATTAACAACACAAACTAACTTTAACAGAGGATTCGATACAACTCGTAAAGATGACAATGTAAAAAATTATTCAGTTGGGTTGTTAGATATTGATGCAGCTGTTATGTATTATTTTAGAGAGGTGATAAAACCAGAAGTAGTAGATAGTGGTGAAATAGTAAAAGTTCCTGTTTATTATGCAAATCCAGAAAGATGGAAGTCAATTCAAAAACTTGGATATTTAAGAGATGTTAAAGGTCAATTTATAACACCATTGTTAATTTTTAAAAGAACATCAGTATCAAGAGAAACAAATAATGCTTTTCTAACACCTTCATTACAACCAGCAACAGAAGGTTCTAATTATACATTTAAAAATAAATTTTCAACAAAAAACAGATTTACACAAACTTCTACATTATTTGAAAATGACGAACCATTAGAAGAAGTTTATAATGTAACTATTCCGAGTTATGTTACAATAAATTATAATTGTATAGTGTTTACACCATACATAGACCAAATGAATAAGATTATTGAAAAAATAAGTTGGTCAAAAAATTCTTATTGGGGTGAACCTGATAAATTTAAGTTTAAAGCTGGTATATCAACATTCACAGATGCTTCAGAATTTGAAGGAGAAAGAATTATCAAAACAACATTTGATTTAAGTATGAAAGGATATTTATTACCAGAATCATTTAATAGTATAGTTAATACACAAAAAGAATATTCAAAACGAATTGGGTTGGAATTAGGAGTTGAGTAATGACTGATAGAACAAAACCATTACCAAGAACACAAAGAAGACTTGAAGGTAGAGAACTCAATAGAGGACTACAAAAAGGTAGAGGTTCTGAAACAAACCAAAGAAAAGATAATGTAAAAAATGTATCTATTGGTTTAATGGATGTTGATGCAGCTATTATGTATTATTTCAATGAAGTTATAAAACCAATGACAACAATCAACGGACAAGAAGTAAAAGTTCCTATCTATTATGCTAACGCCGAAAGATGGAACTCAATACAAAAACAAGGATATGTTCGTGATGTTAAAGGACAATTAGTTACACCATTAATTGTTTTTCGTAGAGTTTCAATGGAAGCAAACGAAACAATGCCGGTAGATAAGTTAGATGCTAACGACCCAAAACAATTTTACACATTTGAAAAAAAATACTCACAAAATCAACGATATGATAGATTTTCAGTAGTTCAAGGTATGTTAAATTCAAAAGAATACTATACCACTGCTGTTCCAGATTATATGAATTTAAATTATGAAGCAATAGTTTGGACACCTTATATTGAAGAAATGAACAGAATTATAGAACAGATAAACTTTTCAGAAGGTGCATATTGGGGTGAACCAAATAAATTTAAATTTTTATCATCAATAGATTCTTTTGAAGATGCTACAGAAATGGGTGATAACGAAAGAATTATCAAAACAAATTTCAATATGAGTTTTAAAGGGTATTTAATTCCAGAAGCATTTAATGAATTTATAAACACACAAAGATATTTCTCACCA